CACAATAAAAAAGCGATTGAGAGATGAGCGCAAAGATTGAAGTAATAAGCATTTGGATGTTAAGCATTATTGCTTTTGTAACACAAAATAATGTCATGTTTGCCCTTACGGTAGTTGGCAACATTGTATGGATTATAAGAAACTTGCCGGGAGCGTGTAAAAATATTAAAGAATATAAAAATAGAATATATGCCAGAATGGTTAAAAAGACTGACAAAGACTGACATCCGCAATACCCTTGCCATTATTATAGTAGTTGGGAGCTTTTTGCTTTTGTATCTATTGCAAGTAAAGCCGATACCTGAGCAGAATCATGATTTAGTATTAACGGCTGGTGGCTTCATTTTTGGGGGTGCATTGGCTGGTGTGGTGGGTTACTATTTCGGAGCTACTAAAACGGATAAGAAGCATGACACCGAAGGATAAAGAGATGCATTTTTGGGCGGGTGTATCCGTTAGCATTGCGGCCCTTGTGCTATTCAAAGCTGTCGAGGTGCAGCATTGTTATCTGTGGGTGCTTACGGCTGTGGTTACGGCTGCCATCGGAAAGGAGGTTAAGGATTTAATGGATTACGGAAAATTCGACTGGAGAGATGCGGTTTACACAATCGTTGGAGGTATGGCAGGTTTTTTACTTTCATTCTTTTAATATGAATAAATATATATTCTTTTTGTTCTTTTTGGCATCATGTGCAAACCCTAATAAGTTGCACAAAATGATGGATAAACTTCCGGAAGCTACGGCGGATGAATGTGCGTATAGGTTCCCAATAAAGGAAACAATACAAACAATTACTGAAGTTGATACCGCTTTATTACATCAATATGAAACTGAATTTAATTACATGGCCATGCTGATTGACAGCCTGCTTTCAGCTAATTGCGATACGGTGCATATTGATAAGATCAAAGAGGTAATTACTAAAATACCATGCAAGCCGATCACAAAGGTCATCATTAAGACTCAGGAAAATACGGCGAAACAACAAGTAATAATTGATAGTTGCTCAAAGGTCAGCAAAGATTTAAATGATAAATTGGATAAGCAGACACAAATATCAAACGAGCTTACGGCAAAATTGAATAAGGTTAAGGGGCAGCGTAATTGGCTCATTTGGTTAGTTATAGCTTTACTTTTTTGGACATTCCGTAAAGTTATTGCTTTACTCATAAGAAGATGAAAAAAATAGACATAGCTCGTGAATACAGATTAAAGTATGGCATGGATATGCCAACATTAACGCTGGCCCGAATTATGTACAATGAGAATGTAGAGGCGTTTATGTCAGTCGATCATGCAAGGTCAACGTTAAGAGTTATTGAGGGTAAAGCTGGTAACAAAATGAGATCTGAAATAAAAGATAAAAGTTTATACATGACCGAAGAAAGACCCAAAAACCCGTGGAAGCTGCCAGAATCTGAAGAAACTAAATACGAGCCGTTTCACATTAAAGAAAAAAAGATAGCTGTTTTAAGCGATGTGCATATTCCTTACCATTCTATTACTGCTTTGTCTGCCGCCCTTGATTTCATACAAGCTGAAAAGCCGTCGGCAATCTTATTGAATGGTGACATACTGGACTTTTATCAGCTTTCCCGATTTGGCAAAGATCCGCGCAAAAGATCGGTTGCTCATGAGTTACAGGCGGCTCGTGAGTTTTTAGATGTATTGGCGCAATTCGGTGCAAAGATTTATTACAAGATAGGCAATCATGAGGAGAGGTACCAGCATTATCTGATGATGAAAGCGCCGGAGCTTTTAGGCGTTCAGGAATTTGAATTACAGCATCTTTTGGGATTAAATGAGCGGGGCATTGATCTGATCGGGGATAAGCGTATTATAAAGGCCAATGATTTAAATATAGTACATGGCCATGAGTTCGGTCAATCAATATTCAGTCCGGTGAATGTGGCGCGTGGATTGTTTTTGAGGGGCAAGGTATCGGCCATGCAAGGTCATAATCATTCCGTTTCAGAACATACTGAAAGCAACATGAATGGAGATATTGTGACAACGTGGTCACTCGGATGCCTTTGTGAGCTCAATCCGGCCTATCTGCCCATCAATAAATGGTCACATGGATTTGCAATGGTTGACTTATCGGACAACGGTAAAGACTTCCATGTGCGTAATTATCGCATCCATAAAGGTAAAATCTTATGACAGACGAAGCCAATATACATACTGAATTTATACCGGTTGATAATGAGCTGTTGCAGATTATCGAGGTTGAGTGTATGTTATTGGCTACCATTGCGGATATATGTGATGCTGAATATCGGACTTATGATCAAGAGATCGAGGACATGAATGTAATAAAGGGAAATGCTTACAAGGTCATATTTGCGGCCCAAAAGAAACTATTAAAATTTATTAAAGACTATGAACAAGGGAATTCCGATAATTCGAAAGTTTGAAGGGTTGAAACTTCGCGCCTATTTATGCCCGGCGGATGTGTGGACTATTGGATATGGTAATACATTTTATGAGAATGGTAGCAAAGTTCAGGAAGGCGAAAAGATAACATTAGATCGTGCGGATAAATTATTATTCTTTGTAGTTACAAAGTTTGAGGCAGAGGTTAAAAAACTTGTTAAGTCTGCAATAAATGATAATCAGTTAGGTGCGCTCACATCCTTTGCCTTTAATGTAGGGGCCGGCAATTTAGCTAAAAGTACACTACTTAAAAAGGTCAATGCCAATCCTAATGATGTGACAATCCGTGATGAATTTATGAGATGGACTAAGGCCGGTGGCAAAGTGCTGAATGGTTTGGTTACAAGGCGCAAAGCCGAAGCTGATTTATATTTTAGTATTTGAGCCGCTGAGGGATTCGAACCCTCATCTCCCTGACCAATCAGGGGCGTTATCCCGAGCCGGTATTCATTCCCGGTTACGCCAAGCGGCTATCCAACTGCCATCCCCTTTAAATTACTAATTACTTACTAAAGTTAATAATAATTAAATGGCAATATTTTAAACTAAATCGAATAATGTAGGAACTGATAATTTGTGCATCATTGCTTTTATGTAATAAATACCATCATTATAATATTCGCTATTCAGTTCAACACTAACTGCTTTTCTTTGCATTTCAATAGCTTTGTAAGCTGTAGAAAATAAGCCTCCAAATGGATCATCTACAATTTCGCCTTTCATAGTATATCTATTTATAAGCCTTTCAATAATATCAAATTGCAAAGGACATATATGTTTTTCTTTTTTAGAGTGTACTTGATTAGCATTTAAAGTATTCATTCTATTTACGTCTGTCCATACTAAATCATTATTAGAATGAACTGGCAATGTCATAAATGTAGAGCTTAATTTTTCAAGTTCATCAAGATCTTCACAAACCCTTAAATGTTCTTTAAAGTCGTATATTTCGCTTTTATTAAGCTTTTTCCATGCGGCTACAATCTTTTTTACATCAGTTTTTTCAAGTTCATCTTTTGTCATAAATCTGTCACCGCTTGATCTTTGATATGCATGAGCATCTAATTGCCAAAGTGCTTTTTTATAATCTGATTTATCTTTTTGCACAGGTTGGTCACCATAGGCGTTATTCATTTCGGTAGGCGCTTTCCTAAATAATAAAACATATTCCGGCAAACCTACGCCCATCTTTGTAGCATCTTTACATTGTTCAGACCATCCTAAACGGTAAGTCTGGTTATTTTCAGCTACCACATCTGTTGTGACTGTTATTTTACCCATAAGATAAAAACCATGTTTAATAAAATGCTGAACGGTTTGCCCGCTGAAATCTGAAATGGTTGTAAATGATGTTCCATTTTGATAACTATAACGGATGCGATCTTTAACGTGAATAGCGGCAATGCGTCCAGGTTTTAATACACGTAATAAATTAGGTGTTAAAAAGTCCATCTGTTTAAAGAAGTTATCATTACCGTGATTATGTCCAAAATCATTATAATTATCTGAATATTCATAATGATCTCCAAACGGTATTGAAGTTAAGATCATATCTACTGAATTATCTGGCATCTCTTTTTTGTCAGCATGAACAATTACAGTATCATTATTATAAAGAGTTACATTGTCATAAACTAATTTGCGACCATTTGCGAATATTTGACGTTCCATTTGTGATTTTATTATGTTGTTATTTAATCCGTTTTCTTTTACAAGTTCAATCATTTGATTGTTTAATTCAATATGCTTTGCCCACTTTTCCTTTAAAGTTTTTAAAACCTCATATTCATTCTCAGTATAAATGATATGAACATTTACAGTTTTATTTTGGCCAAACCTGTAACACCTGTGGATAGCTTGTATAAAATCATTAAATTTATAATCTATACCGGCAAAAATCATATTATTGCAATGATCTTGAAAATTACATCCCGAACCTGCAATTTTAGGTTTAGTCAAAAGGTACTGATATTTACCTTCGCTAAAACCTATTAATAATTCTTCTTTTTTATCATTTGGCAATCCTCCATAAACAGATGCATAATTTCCACCTCTAAAATTGCTTTCAAGTGTTTGCCGTTCGCTTTCTAAATGATGCCAAATAATTACATTATCATTTATTGATTCAGCGATTTCGCAAGCTTTATTTATACGTGCAGGTAAGCTATCTCTTTTTTCTTTACTAACTTCTAATAAAGACTTCGATAAATCTTTGAACAAAATAGGTTCACCCCATTTATTTAATGGCTGATCTTTTAAGTCGTATCTTATACAATGTTCAATGATGTTTAATTCTGGGAGATCATATCCGGTTGAATCATATCCTAAATCTGCAGGCGTATTAATAAATGCAGCCCATGTGCTAACCCATTGCCAAAATTCTTTCTTCTTATTTTCGTAAAGTTTAAGCTGGCCGGCTTTTGTGGAATCTCTTTGAAAGAATCTTGTAAGCGCATGGCCGCGAGATATTACACCTAAATAATCTGCATAATTAAGAATTTCAATAAAATCATTTGGCGTAGGTGTTGCGGTTGCTACAAACCTATATGGCACTTTCTTAAAATAAGATAAAACAAATTGCGTTGTTTCTGTTTGCAGGTTTCTTAAAATAGATGCTTCATCAAAAGATACGCCACAAAACAATTCTGGATTAATATCTCCTTTACGTACGCGCTCATAATTCGTCAGATATATCTGAATGTTTGCATTTTCAAAGTTGTCCGTATCTGTTATGTATGTCACATCGTAACCTGTTGCAAGTTTACGATTGTCGCGCTTAAATTCACCGCTTACACCTAAGGGACAAACAATAAGAAAAGGTTTGTTTGTTTTAATAATAAGCTGTTTTGCAATTTCCAGTTGCATAAAAGTCTTTCCTAATCCAAAGCTTGCAAATATTGCACGTCTGCCACCTGTAAGGCAAAAGTCAACAATATCTTTTTGATGTGGGAAAAGCTTTTCTGTAAATTTTAGATTGTCGGTTTCAATGCCAAAGTTTTCGGCAACAATCACCTTCCCTTTAAGGAATGATTGATAATCTTTGTTCATGGTTTGTTTGGTTTTTTGGTTTACAAATATATGGGTTAAAAACTTATTTGATCTTTTTGTATATCAGCAATACTTTTAAATAGCTGAATCTCATTTTTAAAGTCCAGATCACAGGTCATAAGCGATCCATTCCGCTGCTTCATTATTCTTACCCTCCGCTTACCTTCATAACTTTGATCATTTGCCAGCTCGGCATCATTAGCTCCCCAAAGCATTAAGATCAAATCGGCATCCTGTTCAATTGCACCTGATTCCCGTAGTGCTGATATTGGCGGTGGTACGTCCCATGTGCTATTTTTAACACCATCCCGGCTGAGCTGGGATAGGGCAACTATTGGTATTTCAAGCTCTTGTGCAAGGTTTTTAAGTTCCCGGCTAATGGTCGCAATCTCCTGCTCGCGGTTGTTTTTGCTTTCACCATGCATGAGCTGAAGGTAATCAATAACTATCAGCCCGATGTTATGTTTCTTTTTTAGACGGCGTGCCTTAGCTTTTAATGATCGTAAATTTACGGCATTAGCGTCATCAAAGAATATATTATGCCGGCTCAGGTTGTTGGCGGCTTCTGTTAGCTTTTTGTATTCAAAGTCCATCAAGCTGCCGGTCTGCAATTTATTCAGAAAAACATCGGATTGCGCTGCAAGCATTCTAAGGGCTAAATACGGGGCTTTCATTTCAAGTGACCATACACCTACACCTGCACCATTGAGGGCCGCATTTCGCACCAAATTAAGCGCAAATGCTGTTTTACCTACGGATGGGCGCGCTGCCACGATAATCAGGTCACCGGGTTGCCATCCTCTTGTACTTTTGTCAAGATCTGAGAAACCTGATCGGATGCCGGTGATCTGGCTTCCGGATGCTTTCCATTGATCTATCTTTTGTAAAGTGTTAACCAAAACGCTCGAAATGTGTAAAGTGTCGGCGGCGTTGTTGTTTGATAAGGTCATTATCTGCTTTTCGGCAAGGTCGATCAGCTCAAAGCAGTCTGTTTCCGGATCGAGAGCTTTGGCGGTTATTTCGGATGATACTGATATAAGCTTTCGAAGGGTGTACTTTTCATGAACGAGGCGGGCATGGTTAACGATATTGGCAGAAGATACGATGGCATTGGTGAGCTTTACCAGTTCGTATGGTCCGCCGATTTCATCGAGGTGGCCGGCCTGTTTCAGTTCTTCGGTAACTGTAACAAGGTCAATTGGTTGATGTTTCTTTTGTAGGTTCAGTATGGATGTGAATATCTTTTGGTGAGCGGTGACATAAAAGCTATCCGGGGTTAATAGTTCGGTAACTTTGTCGATAGCATTTGATTCTATGAGTATCGCTCCAAGTATTGCTATTTCTGCATCCTTTGCCTGTGGCTGTAATCCTTTCATTGTCATTTATTTAGCTGTTCAAATCTTTCCCTTTCGCGCTGCCATTTAGCTCTATTGGCTGCCGCTATTTTCTCATGTTCATCTAACTGCTTATTATCTTTAGCTTTCCATGCTTTGATATATGCAGGTATTGAAGCTTCCCAGTTAACTATTGGTGAGCCGTTATAAACCCATCCGCGTGATTCGTTTGTTGAAAAGTAACG